AATTTTAGAACATTTATACGAAGGAATGTTATTAAATGAAGTAAAATGGGATACTGAGTTTAGTGATACCTCTAAAACTTGTTTATCTCCAGAGGATGTAGCAAATGCTTTAAATAGAGAATTAGAAAGATTAAAAATACCCGATACTAAAAGACCCCCTGCTCCAAAAAATTTTCCAAGAATATCTAAAGGAAACATACCGATAGATCAACAAGGAAAAATAATGATTGATACATTTAAAAGTCAATTATTAAAAATGCCTAAAACTATATTTGATGTAGGAGAAAAATCAGAACACACTGTTGATGAAGATATAATGACAGTTAATACTGGAATACCTGCATTAAGAGCTGTTTTATGGGACGAAGATGAAGAAAATTTTTACGTAATAAATACATGTCCCGGAGCTGGGACATGTCCAGTTAATTGTTATGCAATGAATGGATTTTACATAATGAATGACGGCAAAAATATTAAATTAGTAAACCGTCTTCAGTTAATGATGAACAATCCAGATATCTATAAAAAAATGGCATATAGAGAATTAGAATTGTTTGCATTTAACGCAAATAGAGATAATAAGCAATTAAAAATTAGATGGAATGATGCTGGTGATTTTTTTAGTGAAACCTATTTCATGATAGCAGTCGAAATAACTAAAGAGTTATTAAAAAGATACAATGTAGAATCTTATGCATATACTAAAATAGCAAAATTTTATAAAATGGGTATAGAAGCAGGAATGGTCATGAACTTTAGCGAAGGAGCTAAAGAAAAAGAAAAAAAAGAATTAGGAGATCTTAAAAATGTTAAAATGAGTGTTATTCTTCCTCAAGAAGTATTCAAAGAATTTTTTATAAAAAAACAAAGATATTTCTTAAAAGATGAAACAACAGGAAAAACAAAATTTAAATCGGAATCTGGAAAAGAATTATTGAAACAGAAAATAATAAATTACTATAATACTCATCCAGATCCTGATTATGGATATATTAATAATGAATTATCTATGGATAATTTATTTTATACTGATGAATTACCAAGAACTCTTGGAAAACCAAATGAATATAATTGTATAGTATTACCCGGAGGTGATAGTGATAGACCTGCACAAAGAAGAGATGTTCGATTTACTATATTACTTGAACATTAATATATGCTTCCACTAGGAAAAAAAGACGAACGATTTAAACAAGGTTATTTTAAACCTAAAAATCCCCAAAAGTTTATGGGAGAATATGCAGTGTTCAGATCTTCTTATGAACGAAAGTTTCTTTTATGGGCAGATAGTAATCCTAATGTTATTGAGTGGGGATCAGAGAATATCGTAGTTAACTATAAAAGTCCAATAGACAACAGAGTGCATAGATATTTTGTAGACAATTACATAGTACTAAAAGAAGGAGATAAGATTAAGAAATATCTTATAGAGATAAAACCACATAAACAAACATTAGCTCCGGTTCCTTCTAAAAAGAAAAAGAAAACCACAGTATTATACGAAAACGCACAATGGGCTGTTAATCAAGCCAAATGGGAAGCCGCTAAAAAATACGCAAAAGATAGAGGAGCAGAGTTTATTATATTAACAGAAAAAGAATTATTTCCAAGTTAAATAATAATGTGAATTTAATTGATGAATTGTACGATGACAAATCCGCAAAGTTAATCAAAGTACTTTATTCAGAAGATCCAGAACAACTATATGTTACTTTCGGAACTAAGATTTTAGAAAAAAGTGACACATTTCTGTCTTCAAAACCACTAGATATTATCACGCTTCTCTGTATGACTGCTAGTTTTGCAGAAAACAAAGAAGAATGCCATGACGTAGCAATCATAGTGTTTAATGGATTAAAACGTAAAGATCCGCTTCCGTATGTTCTAGATGATCGCGGATTTCTTCTAGCAGAAAAAACTCTCGTAGCATTATCATTCTTTAAATCTGCAATGGATAAACGAGCTAAAAAAGGTGCTCCTCCTTCTGAGTTCTATAGAGGATTATCTAAAACATTATTCATAAAGAATAACCAAGAGAACATCGCAGAACACCACGAGCAATGGGAAGCCTTTCTTTCTGAAATTTTTATTTAAAATGGAATATCTTTAATAAACACTGATTCGCCAATAGGCTTCTTTCTTACTCTTTTAGTTTTTGGTGCTCCTAATGATTTTGCTGGTGATAAAGTAGATTTTGCTTGTTCTTTGTCTTGTATTTGAATTTTTCTTAATTCTGGTTCAGTGATATTTTCCGCACTACTTACACCATAGGTAGGATCAGTTCCGCTAAACGGATGTCTGGGTTCATTTTCACCTTGTCCGAAAATAGTATGTTCTTCGCCACTTGTATGAATTGCATCTTGAAATTCATCAGATCCAAATTTTACTTGTTGTCTTGGTTTGGTGTGATTATGAAACAAAAATGGCTTTAATTGTAAGGCAGCATTAGGATTTAATTTTAATGTTTTTATTCTTTCTGATATTTTAGAAGAAAACTCTTCAAAAGTATCTCTTAGCTCTTCTACTTCTCGTTTTTCGCCTTCGGATTTTATTCTTAATACAGGTTTTGAATTTCTGTATACTTGTTCATATGTATTTTTATCGCTCATGGCTTCGTACATAACTATGAGTGCGTCTATATATGCTTGTCTGGTATTTGCATTTTTCTCTGATTTTGCACTCATGGTGAAATATTGAATACAATCAGGAAGTATCCAATAAGGAATTACTAAATTACCATCTACTTCATTTTGAAAGTATTTGTTATTTGAATATTCACGCATTAAATTCATTAAGTTTTTTTGTGAATTTCTAGAAACTCTAGATCCTTCGCCAGTTAATTGAATGTAGTATCCTTCTTCCATATCTTCATTTCTATATGATTCGAAGTTTCTATCTCTAATTCGATCTGATTGACCAAGAGTTAATGCGGTATTTCTTCCAATAGTAGCTCCATGTGCTTCAGGTGCATCTGCGCCAACCGATGGAGTAGTTTCTTGCCTCTGTTGTTTAACGAATGTAGTATAATCAGCTCTAGAAATAGGTGTTTTGTTTTTTGCTTCGTTTAATGAACGTATGTAGCTTTCAAAAATTTCTATTGAATCAGTAGTCATACGAATATTTAGATTTTTTGGATAAATATAACTGAAAAAAACTATTATTCACTCTAAATAGTTTTATGTCACTACGATTAATTGTAGAAAAACCAGCTCCAGACGAACAGTTTGAATATATCTTTGAGGAAAAAGATAGAAGGAGTCCGTCCACCCTGTTTATTAAAGGGCCTTACATGATGGCAGAAAATTACAATCGTAACAACCGTTTGTACAAATTAGAAGAAATGGTAAAAGAAGTTAATCGTTACAAAGAAGAAATGATTCGTACCAACCGTTCCATGGGTACGTTGAACCACGAAAGCAGCGCAGAAGTAAGTCTCGACAAAGCTTGTCATATCGTAACTGAACTTTATCAAGACGGAAACATCTTTCACGGAAAAAGCAAAGTACTAACCACACCTTGTGGACACATTGTTCGTGCATTAGTAAACGACGGAGTTCGTGTGGGCATGAGTTCCAGAGCACTTGGACAATTAGAAGAAGCCGCTGGTGGCAAAAACATCGTAAAAGATCTACGTCTTATTTCAATTGATTGTGTTGCTGATCCAAGTTTTCCAAAAGCATTCGTAAACGGAATCCTAGAATCCAAAGCATGGGTTCTCGGTGAATCTGGATCTTTCGAAGAAATCTACGATGACTTTGAACGTAGCATTTCCAATCTACCAAAAAAGAAAGTAGAAGAATATTTAAAAGAATCTATTATTAATTTTTTAAATAAAATTAAATTAAGCTAAATAAAAATATGAATATCGTAGAACAAAATATTGTAAAATTTGTCGATTCATTGATTGTTGATGATTTTAGTACTGCTCACACTTTTCTAGAAAAAGTAATTAATGAGAAAATCAAAGTTACTATCGCAGAAGCAGCAAAAAAGAATCCGTTCAAAAAGGGCGAGAAAGACAAAAAATCAAATCTAAAACCTTTCAAAAAGAAAGATCGTAACGAAAAAGCCGAAAAAGCCGCTGCAAAAAAGAGTGCATTTGGTGGTGGTAAATTTCCACAAGCAAAACGAAAGAAGTTAAAAGAATCTGTTGAATCAGAAACTCTATATCTCCGTTCAATTTTTGACTCTGATTTATTTTCCAAGATGAAAGAACTATTCAGAAGGTCTTGTCATGGCGGAAATTCAAACACAAGATTTATGGAGACTGCCTATACATTAGGAAAAGTCGATATGGAACATTGGGGGGATTTATTAGATGAAATCCAAGGATGCATTATGTCATGTAAAGATTCTTCCGATAAAGCATATCTAAAAGAAATTCACGAAAAAATCAAAGAAGCTGGTACTAAAATGTACGAAGATAAAGAAGAATTCGAAAGAGACATGCCTAGATATAACACAGAAACTTTAGGAGATGATACAAACGTAAGGTAAATTAATTATTTCATCAATAAAAATAAATAAAAAAGACTAACTAATATTATGGCAACTGAAATTACAAAACTTCTCAAAGAAGCTACCCAAGGAATTTTAACAGACGAAACACTCGGCCAAATTCAAGAAGCATTTGATAGTGCTGTTAATGAACGAGTAAAGATTCACGTAGAAAAAGCTCTAACTGAACAAGATGCTGAATATACCGAAAAAGCACATCAACTTCTAGAAGCTATCGACGCAGATCATAGCAAGAAATTACAAAAGGTTGTAGAAGCACTAGATGCTAACAATACTGCTAAACTCAAAACAGTAATTAATAAATACCAATCTATTGTAAGTGAACAAGCCAAACAATTCAAGGCAGACTTGGTCGGAAAAGTTTCTGATTACATCGACGTATTCATCGAAAGCAAAATTCCAAAGAAAGCTATTGCAGAAGCTGTTCAAAATAAGAAAGCTCGTATCATTCTAAACAATCTCCGCGAAAGTCTCGCAATTGATTCTGCATTAATGAACGACTCTCTAAAAGAAGCTCTTCTCGACGGCAAAACTCAAATCACCGAATCACGTAAAGTTGCAGAACAAGCTAAGTCCGAAGTAGAAACACTTCGCGAAACTCTACCAAAAGCAAAAGCTGCTCTAATTCTTGAACAAAAGACTTCTAAGCTAAATCCCAAGAAGAAAGAATACGCACAACGTGTTTTCGAAGGAAAATCTCCAAAGTTCATCATGGAGAACATTGATTATACACTTTCACTTTTCGATAAGAAAGAAGAAGAACGTCTTCAAACTCTTAAAGAAGAAGCGTTCACACATCGTCAAATTAAACAAGATCGTGTTGTTATCGAAGAAAATACAACAGAAGAAGTCGAAACAATCGAAGAAAATTTTTCAAGCGTTTCAAATTATTTGAACGAATTGAGTAAATACTAATATATTTGCTCTTATAAAAATTTGGTAGAAGTAAATATTACTTGAGATCCTGATATTAATATATCTTGAGGTCGAAAATCAAAAAAGAAAGAAAACAAACACATATGAAACAAATCAAACCCGCACAATCATACATCGATCAAGATCGCGCTAAGGTTCTTTTGGAAAAGTGGGCACCAGTGCTCGACTACACCAGCAAGAGCGTAGCCGCAATTGAAGATGATCATACTCGTCTAAACACTGCAATGCTTCTCGAAAACCAAGAAGCTTATTGCTTACGTGAAGCAAACGTAGCTGGTGGAGCCGGAACTATGTTCGGTTCTATCAACAACGGTGGTACTGGTGGAGCATTCCCCGGTGGTTCCGATAGCTACGCTCCCGGCGATAATCGTCTTCCAAAGATTCTTATTCCGATGATTCGTCGTACCTTCCCAGAACTTATCTCCAACGAAATCGTTGGCGTTCAGCCAATGTCTAATCCAGTTGGAATAGCATTCGCTCTCCGTTATAAGTACTCCAAGGATACACTCGGTGGTAATTACCAAGATGCATCACAAAATGGTACTGACTGGCAAGCCGCTCCCGGTAATCCTTCAAGTGGATCTGGTCAGCCATATCGTAATACCACAACTGTAAACTATGCAGCTTCTGGTGATAACCTCGGTAGTGGTCTTCCCGGTGGAGCAGGTGGTAAGTCCCCACAAGGTGACAACGAACTAGGATGGCAATATCTAGATTCCCGTTTCACTGGCGTTTCTGCTGGTGCGCTTTCAGGTCTCGGTACTCATGCCGAATCTGGCGTAACATGGAACTTTAATGCTGCTGATGGTGGTGTTGCTGAAATTCTCAAGAATTTCGAAATCAACGCAAACATCCCAACTGTTGAAGTCTCATTCGAGAAGACTGCCGTTGAAGCTGGTACACGCCGCCTTGGTGCAAAATGGTCTGTCGAGCTAGAGCAAGACTTAAAGAACATGAACGGTATTGATATCGACGCTGAAATCACAAATGCTATGGCATATGAGATCCAAGCCGAAATCGACCGTGAAATGATTATCCGTATGATCCAAACCTCCTTAAATGGTGGTTATCGTAAAGGATTCTCTGTCTGGTCTCCATCTACTGCCGATGGTCGTTGGCTTGTTGAACGTAACCGTGACTTCTACCAGAGAGTAATTATCGAAGCAAACCGTATCGCTATCCGCAATCGTCGTGGAGCAGCAAACTTCATCGTAGCAACACCTCGCGTGTGCGCTATCTTTGAAATGCTCCCCGAATTCCAGTGGGTAACTGTACAGGGCAACGTTTCTACCCAGCAAACTGGCGTAGCTAAAGTTGGTTCTCTCGGTGGTCGTTTCCAAGTTTATCGTGATACACGCACCGAAGTACAGAACAGCGGAGTATATGGTGATGTAGGCTATGGCACCGGAACAGGTCCAGAAGGCATCGAGTATGCACTTCTCGGATACAAAGGTACTGAATTCTATGATTCAGGTATCATTTACTGCCCATACATTCCTGTTATGGTACAACGCACAATTGGACCGAATGACTTCGCTCCTCGCGTTGGACTCTTGACGAGATATGGAGTGGTAGATAATATCTTCGGAGCTAGCCTGTACTATCATACCATTATTCTCAAGAATCTTGGTCAGGCATTTACTCCCGGCAATCAATCGATATATTTTTAGGTCACATAAGTACTTAAAAATAAGTAACTTACAAAAACCCGTGGAGAAATCCACGGGTTTTTTTTATTTTTTGAATAATTTTTCAACAAATTGCTTTATTTCCCGGAGTGGTGGAATAAATAGTTACGATGGAAAAAGAATTTTTACTTTACATAACAGTTAATAACATAAATGGAAAAGTTTATGGAGGAAAACATATTGGTTATCGAACTGATAAATATATCGGTTCTGGTACTACTATTTTTCTTAAAGCAGTTAAAAAATACGGAAAAGAAAATTTCACTCGACGTTGGTTAAAATTAAAAATAAATAATAAACAAAAGTTAGATTTATTAGAAAAAAAATTAATAAGAAGATTGAAATACAAATACGGGAAAAATTGTTATAATATACATGCTGGAGGAACTGGTGGATACATGCTTCACTATTTTGACGATTCTGTTAAAACACAAGTATTTCATAAAATTTCATCAACTAAAAAGGAACAATATAAATCAGGATTAACAGAACTTCAAAAACTAGGAAGAATTAAGCAATCCTTAACTATGAAGGAAAGGTATAAGAATGATGAAAGTTTTAAACAAATGCATTTAAAAAAGTGTAAAGAAAATTCCATAAAATTAAAAGAGTTTTATAAAAAGAATGGAATGAGCGAAAAGCAAAAAGAAAACGCCCGAAAGTTAAGAGAGTTCGGACATTTTAAACTAAACATTAGAGTTACTCATCCGAATGGAACTACACAAGAGTATCTATATAATTACACAAATTTCATGAATGAACTTAAAATAGACGGAGAATATTTTACAATGTTAAGTAAGGGACAGAGTTTTAGAATAAAAAGAAGAACTAAAATGACTACACATAATTTCGAAGTTGGATGTGTATTCGAAGCCACTGGAAGAATAGATGATTAAATAAACCAAATATCCTAACAACCCGTAGAGAAATCTACGGGTTTCTTTTTTTATACTTGTATTTTAATTTTGTGATGATATATTAGGGGTTCTATGGAAAACCTAAAAACAAAAATCACTGAATTACTAAACGCAAAATATAACGGTTCTTATCGTTTCGTAAAAGAAAAGATGTTTATGACACAATTCGGAAAAGATGCTTTTGATGAAGTGATTAATAAAACATTATTTCTGGATTTCAGTGGTTATGCTTTTTCTGTAAGAGTTAGAACTTTTGTAGAAGGAATTACCGAAAAGCCCACATGTAAAGTTTGCGGCAAAGAAACCATCTTTAATACAAATAACGGATGGCAGACTTCTTGTAGTAGAACTTGTCATATCAAGTCAGAAGAACGGCTGAAGAAGATGCATGAAACTAATATAGCAAAATATGGAGCTGCTAATTACTTTGCTTCTGAAGAAGGAAAAGAGAAATTAAAAGCCACTAATATGGAAAAATACGGAGTAGATAATTATGCTAAGAGTGAAGAGTTTAAAAATAAATTAAAAACTTCTAGTTTTAATAGATAATTATGAATACTAGTTATTTAACTGAGAGCTTGCTTGGTGATTTCCTTACGCAACGATTTTCTGATGATTTCGAAAACGACAGAGTGTTGAAAGAATCTAATATAAGAGGACGATATGATTATATTTTTTACAAAGAAAAACTAATTGTAGAATTTGACGGATATCGTCATTTTAATTGTGCCAAACAAATTATTTCCGATAAAACAAAGAATAGAATAGCAAATGATTTAGGATTTAAATTAATACGCATTCCTTATTTTGTTCAATTAGACGAAGAAGTAATTGAATATTACTTCGGTGATTTAATAAAAAATAAAGAAAAATTTAACGATTATCCACATGGTTTTATTGATCCGAAGGCAATGCTACCAGCAGACTTTTGTGAATTAGGACAAATAGAATTTACAAAATTTTTAGAAGATACAAAACAAACAAAATTCAGTAAATCAATTATTAATAATTTAAAAGAATTGATTGGCAAATCACAAGACGAACGAATAGTAATATATTCCGAATTAAATAAGTTTTTGTAAATACTTAAATGACTAGATTCATCGTTGCCATTAAGGAGAAAATACAAGGAAAGCCATTTTCTGTACGTTCTTCTAAATGGCAAACGGTTCGCAAGAATTTTTTAGAATCTAATAAAACTTGTGCGGCATGTGGAGCCGAAATTAACTTACAAGTACATCACAAAAAGCCTTTTCATATGCATCCCGAATTAGAATTAGATATAAAAAATCTAATTACATTATGCGAAGAAAAAGGAGAAAAGGGATGTCATCTAAAATTAGGACATCTAGGTGATTGGAAATCTTATAATCCAAACGTGGAAAAAGATGCACGCAAGAAATTAAAAGAACTTAAAAATAGTAAATAAATTATTCGTAAGTATCTTTTAATCAATTACTTACGCCCAATTTTTGCAGCTCATTGCTTTCGGAGTTCCTGCTTTTGCTTTGCTGCATCCATGCCTTTTTCGGAAACTTTTAGCACGTTTAGAACTTCCGCTTCCTACACGCACACCAGCTTGCCCCCAATGAATTTTTTTAATACTACCATCTGATTGTTTAGCACATTTCATCCATTTCTTTCCTTTTCTGCTTGAATGTGCTTTCTTAGTTACCTTTGTACATTTAGCTTCTAGTAGTTCCATTCGTTCTAATAATAATTCAAAATTCATACTAATATTTACTTTATAATTGAAAAAATGGTCGTATAAAGATAAATAAAAATATGGCAACATTTACGAATTTCGTATTCAATTCAGCAGCAGAAAATCCTCCTCAAATTGGAGTTAGTCTTTCAGCATCTAATAATTCTGTAGTTTTTCTTCCTACTGTAACTGTTTTTAATGCAGCTACTGCTGTTCCAAATACTGTATTTACTACACCTCCACTTAGTGCTACTCAAAACACTGCTATTACAGGAAGTAATGTATTGTCTGGTTTTTATGCTGGTTGGGTTGCAAGTGGTATTCCATTAAATACTAAGTACACAGATACGCAGTTTGGTGCGCTTACTGCGATTTATGCAGCTACTCCTTTACTTAGTACACAAGTAGCGGTTTTGACTTCTCGTATTACATCTACTTCTATTTTCTCATCTGGTAATTATAAAGGAGTAGCAGTGAATGGTATTCTTTTTGATGAAATCTCTGGTGCTTCTACTGCTAGTGTTACTCTTTCTGTGACTGATCGTATTCAGTTCAAGGTTGCTCCCGAATATAATGGTGCTACTTTTAGTCTTTATTTCCCAGATCGTTCTACCACTACATTCACTGTTAACACTGCCACAGCAACACAAGTTGTGACTGGTGCTATTGGCTTTGATAATCGTGGTCCTAATGAACGTCGTCGTTTTGCTATTGAAATTTAATTTTGTTGTTGTTTAAGTTTCGTAGGCATAGAGCCCCACTAGAAATAGTGGGGTTTTTTGTGTTTTGTTATTAAATATTTTTATGGGATTATTATTCGAACGTAGTAAAACTGGATTTTTAAATCCTGTTAATGGTACTGTTGATAAATTAATTTCAGCATCGAATGGTTTGATGTGTTTGAAATCCGCTATAATTGGTGCGATACCAAATCCAGCAGCTATATTACAAGGTTTAGCAAGTGTTGCGGCTGGGATGATAGGAGCCATTATAGGAGCAGTAACAACTGTAATAATAGAAAGAGTTGATCAAATAGTCAATTCTGTATTATCTCCTATTAGAAAAATAGAAGGAATAATACAAGATTTAACAGATACATTAGTAGGTGTACAAAACATATTAGACAAAGCTACTAATATGGATAACTACTTCAAGAACAAACAAGATTGTTCTGGATTTGCTGCACAGCTTATGAATTGTTTGGCACAAAATGCTATTAATAAAATAACAAACAAAGTAGCAATGAACGTAGACAAACACATAGGAAAAATAGCAAATAACGTAACCAAAGAATCATTAAAAGTGAATGGTACGATAGATAGTTACGTAAATCGTCATACAAAGTTTCTAGAAAAAGCTAATCTACAAACTAAATTATTAACATAATATATGCCAAATCCTTTTGAAGAAAAACATTATGGATTCTTTCGGGGAACTGTTGTGCAAAACAATGATCCTGACAGAAGAGGACGAGTTAAAGTAGCAATACCAGAATTTACTGCACAATTAGCAAGAGATTTAGGATTGCCTCCTGATGTTTATAATGCAAGATTTGTTGGAGATAATGTAAATACAATTTATACAAAAGGAGTTTTACAACAGTTTTGTGATGTATTGAAATGGGCAGAACAAGCTGCACCATTAATTGGAGGAGGAACTGCTGGTGTATTTGATGCAAAAAATGGAAATGCTACCGTAGGAGAAGGATATCGTGGAACATTAAGAGAACCACTAGGAGAAGAGAGTATTACACCATCTGGAGAGAGTGTATCACCAAAAGCAGTTGCATCGGTTAATGCTATACCCGGAGGATTTGATATTGGATATAAGACTGGAATATGTGATGTTTATAATCAAACATTAGCACCATCTCCAATTAACAATGCAACAAAAGGAATGTTTTCAGTTCCGCGTGTGGGATCACAAGTTTGGGTATTTTTTGAAAACGGTAGTTTAGATTATCCGGTTTATATTGGATATGTATTTGATAAATCTGATTGGAACAGTGTAATGAATACACAGGGAAGTAATCCTGATTTACATTATCCAGCAGGAAGCGAAAACATGCAAGACGGAGAATCTTATTTTTTTACAGGAAAAACGGTTTTCAATTCAAAGGCAGGATCATTAGAATTTATCGAAACCGATGATTTTGAAAAAATAAAAATATCACATTACGGTGGTTCTTTTTATGAAATATCGAATCATCTAACTGCGGAAGTTTCGGTAGAAAATAAAATTACTGTTGTTAACCAACAAGAAACTCATACAGTAAAAGGTGATCGAGGAATTCGAGTAATGGGAGATAACCACGAAAGATATGAAGGAGATCACTTTTTAACCTATGGAGATCCAGACAATAAAACTTATTATGACGAATGGGTAGAAACTGCGGCACCTGCATTTGTTCATTCGTCACAATTTTCACAAAAAGAAAGAGTAATAAAAGATCCGACTAAAAGCGGAGCCTCAAAAGGAGGACCAAACAATACGTATGTACATCCACCAAATCAATTAACTCTTGTTAAAAATTGGACTAATCATTTAAAAGGAATGAATCCCGGAAAATACATGAAAAAAATCCAACACGTTGAATTAGGAGTAAAACCTGCTTAAATATAAAAGATTATGGCAGATGTAACAAATACACAAAATTTTGATAAATCAAATCAAGCTGAAGTTTTAGCAAAAGTTTGTGAAAATTTGATTCCAATCGAAAGCAATATAAAAGCTGGCGGAAATCAAATTATTTCTTATGAAAAAGATAAACAAGAACACATAGGTGCGGTTACTAATACTTTTCAGCATATTAGAAAAGATGTTCAAGGTGAATTCAGACCAAAATCAATAGATATCGAAGGAAAAGGATCTTTTGTAAAAAACGAAACAGTTCCTTATACTGAAGAAGTGGAAAATACTAAATTTCCTTGTGGAACATATTCATTAAACGTAGGAAATAAATATGATGTTTCTGTAGGAGCAGGAGGTGCTAATATAGCAACTGCTGGAAACATGAGATTAGGTTCTGGCGGAAGAAGTATTATTTCTGCTTCGGAAGAAATGAATGTATCCTCGGAAGGAAATGTAAATTTAAGATCTGGTAATAATATATCATTAAAATCAGATTCAATGAATCTGGAATGCCCCAATCAAGTAGTAGTCAATTCTAATTTAGGAGTAGCTAAAAATGCAGTTATTAATGGATGTGCATTTATTGATGGAGAAGTTTATGTAAACCATATTACTTGTCCAGCAGAAGTACAATATACTGGCGGAGGAATTGGTAGCTTTGGTCAATTAATGACAGGAACTGGAATTAATGGTGATCAAAAAGGAGGAGGAGGCACTGCAATTATTGCATATGCTGATGTAAGTTATATTAAAGCTTTGTATAATAGTATTGCTGCTCCTAAAGCCCCTTGGTTTGGTGGAGATAAAGTTCCTGTTTTGGTTTTATCTGACGGTGGAACTAGTTTAGAATCTACTGCTGGTAATGCAGGAATTCATAGTAATCCAGAATATTCTGTATTTGTACTTCCACACCAACATCCATTCAACAATATACCACTCTCGTTTACCACAGGTAACGAACAAATGAGAAATAGGGCTGCGGTATTGAATACTGGCAATATAGGCACCGCAGCCCCAATTCAGCACGGATACAAGACTCCTACTGCTTAAATCCGTATTTTATAACTGCGAGCATCCAGAGCTTTTCATCGACGATTTCAAACTCACAAAAATCGTCATGATGAATTTCATAAATATTCACAACTTTCAAACCCAACTCTTCGTTAAAAGATTGTTCTAATTTAATCGAAGAGTTGTTAAATCTTTGAATCATTGC